TAAATTAAAAACATTTTCATATTACTATGAAATGTTTTTATAATAAATTTAATCTTATTTAATCTTATTTATATGTATTTTATATATTAAATATAAATATTTTATCTTATATATTATATTATTATATAAATATTATACAAATAATGAATATAATATTATCAATTATTTAGTTAATAGTATAACTAATGAATAATATAAATATAGATATTCACTTCATATACATTTTTATATACATACTTATTAGTATTTATAAAAATATATACAAACTACTCCCCCTATTTCCAAAAAGGGGTATATGTATATGATGTGAATAGATATATATGAGATTATTTCCAAACAAAATTAAGAAAAATCTTCAATATATAAAAAAAACTTCACTATTCTCAACAGTTTTATAAAAATATATTTACTTTATAAAAAATTATAATAAAATTATTAAATAATTTAACAAAATTGAGGAGAATTTACATGAATTATAAAAAAGATATTTACTTTTTACATATTAATGGAAAGTTTTGTGCATTTAGTAGTCATAATAATTTCATTTATTTAACTAAAAGTGATAATTTTATTAAAATGATTGAATTTATTAGAGATAAATATCAAGATAGTCGATTAAGATGTATAAGAAATGAAGGAATTAAACAATTTATTATAAATGAAACTAGTAATATTACAGATAATGTAATTAAGATGGATAATAAAACAATTATATTAAAACCTAATATAGATAAATTATGTTATAATAATATTGTTGAATTAAATGTACCAACTGGTGAAACTAATTTATATAAAATAAAAAATAATAATTATATTATAGATAGAAGTATTAGTAGATAACATTATATTATTAGCTAATATATTAGCTATTATTATAATATAAACTAATTAATAGATAATATATTATATATTAATGTAGTAAATTAGGATAGTAATGGATAAAAGATAATAAATATTGTATGGTCGTTAACACTGGTATGGTTATAAAAATACAAAATGTTGTAAAATAAAAAACTACGGATATTATGAAAATAGTTGTTGACAATAGGTTTTTGATGTGATATGTATATAATGTAATGATAATAATACATAATTATTATTATTTATATAAATAGCGTTGTATGTTTGCAAGTTAAATATAAAAATAAAATTACATAATATTAATTTATTATGTAATTTTTTATATTGACATTTAATTTATTATAAATAATATTAATTATGTAATATGTTTTTAAAATTTCTCATCATAAAGTTACAATGTTGTAAAATATTGTAACTTTTTTATTGATTTTTATTTTTATTTAATTATTATATAAATAACCTACAACATGTGGAGATAATGATGGACATTTTATTAAATAATGGAAAAGTTGCAAAGAAAATTGAACCAATTAGTAAACAACATTTAACTAAAATTAAAACTAATACACAATTACAACAAGAAGAAGCAAGAATTAGACATAGAATTGATGAATTACCATTACAAGATGGTAAAATGAATACAATTTCTGTTGTTTTATCGTACTATTTATTCGGATTAAGTGTAAGAGATATTAGTATTATGACTAAAATTCCAGAAGAAAATGTTTCTAATATAATAATGTTACCTGCTTTTGATGAAATGGTTAAAAAAGTTACAACTTCTATATTAGAAAATGATCAAAATAATGTAAGAGATTTTGTACAAAAGAATACAATAAAAGCTGCAAATAAAATTATGGAAATTATGGAAACTGCTGCACCAAAGTATGCATTAGCAGCAGCACAAGACATATTAGATCGTGGTGGACATAGACCAGTTGATGTTGTTGAACATATTAATAAAATGGATGGAGAATTACGAATTGTTCATATAACTAAAGATGAAAAAGTATTAAATGCAATCAAAGATGTTGATTATGAGGAAATAAAATGATTTATTTATGTATAATTTTTGGAATAATGTGGATAATTCGTGAATTAATTATAAATTTAGAGAATAAAGATGGCAAGTGGTAACGAATATAGAATAATTGATGGAAGTTTGCAAGATAGATTTATGAAATTGCGAACTAAAATACAATTTTATGGTGGAGGTTTTGGTAATGGTAAAACTTCTGCTGCATGTATTAAAGCAATTAATATTATGAAAGATTATCCAGGAAGTCATGGAGCAGTATTAAGAGAAACTTTACCAAAAGTTACTACAACAATTATGAAAGAATTTTTTAAGTGGTTACCTAAAACATGGATTAAAAGTTTTAATAAACAAGAAAGAGTTTTAACATTAGTTAATGGAAGTACATGTGTTTTCAGTTATTTAGTACAACAAGGTAGTGGAAGTGATACAACTTCTAACGTATTATCTGCAACATTTGATTGGGTAGTTGTAGATCAAGTTGAAGATCCAGGAATTGTTTACAAAGATTTTACAGACTTGTTAGGACGACTTCGTGGTTCTGCAAAATATACTGGAGATGATCCAACAATGCCACGAACAGGACCTCGTTGGTTGATATTAATGTGTAACCCTACACGAAATTGGGTATATAAAAAGTTAATTGCACCATATCATTTATATAAAAGAACAGGAAAAATTACAGAAGATTTATTATATAATACAAAGAAGAATGAATTAATGATTGAAGTTGTTGAAGGTTCAACTTATGAAAATAAAGATAACGTTCCTGAAGATTTTATTGAAACTTTGGAAATGACTTATACAGGACAAATGAAAGATAGATTTCTAAAAGGTGAATGGGCAGGATATGAAGGATTAGTTTATCCTGATTTTGATGTTGTAAGAAATATGATACCACATAAATGGGTAGAAGAATATTATTTTGATTTAAAAGAGAAATATAATTTAGAAATTATTGAAGGATTTGACTACGGATTAGCAGTTCCTAGTTGTTATATGTTAGGTTTTATTGATCCATTTGGTAATATTATTTTATTAGATGGATATTATGAAAAAGAAAAAACACCACAACAAATTGCTACAGAAATTATAAAAATTAGAATGAAATATGGTATTTATGATAGAGAAATATTAGCAGATCCTGCAATATTCAAGAGAACTATTGTAGATGGAAATAAAAATGTTTCATTAGCTGAAGAATTTTTCTCTTTATATAATATAAGAATGATTCCTGCACAAAATGATATATTAAGTGGAATAGCAAAAGTAACTGGATATTTATCTATAAATAAAATGCATCAACATCCATTTACGAAAGATTATAATTCTCCTTATTTATATGTAAGTGATAAAATGGAATTTTTTGAAACAGAAATTAGTAACTATTACTGGAGTAAGTCTGCAAAAGATGAATATCAAGATAAACCGATTGATAAAGATGATCATGCTATGGACACTTTAAAATATATGTTGACATATAGACCAGATATTAGTAGAGTAATTTCAGAAAAATCTAAAAAAAGTTCAATACCTTTAACATGGAGAGAGTTAGATGACGAAGAATATGATTAATAATGATATTCCTGAATACATGAATGAACAATTAAATGAAACTTTAGGAATTAGTGAAGCAGATGGATCACAATATGAACCAGTTTACCGAGTTTATGGAGATAATCGTATTCCAGTTAGTAAAGTTGAAGGTAAATTGTGGAGTAATCGTAAAGATCAAGCAGTTAAAGTTATGAAAGATGTTTCAGATGCTTGGGATTTAGCTTATAAATATTTTAATGCAGATCAAATTGGTATAAAAGATGATGGAAGTTATGAATTTAATAAAGATAAATTAAGAAATAATAAAGAAAATACAGAGAATTTAATTTGGGCAAATAATACTGGTATTCTTCCTGCATTATATTCACAAGATCCAAGAGTTGAAATTACAAGTAATAAAGTTAATGATGATATTAGTGGTAAAACTGCAACAATGATTGAAAGATTAATTAATACTTTATTTACAAAAAGAGTTGCTCCTGGATTAAATTTAAAAAATAAAGCAAGAAAAGCAATACTAAATTGTACATTAACTAATAGAGGTATTATTAAAGTTGGTTATAATTTTAAGAATGAAGCAAATGAAGAAGCAATTAGAGATATAAATGTTATAGCACAACAATTACAAGAAGCAAAAAGTATAAAAGAAATCAAAGAGTTAGAAGGTAAACTTCAAGCTTTGGAAGAAGTGGTGAATTATTCATCACCTGAAGGTCCTTATGTAAAAAGTGTTAGACCTTATGATTTGTTTATTGATCCAAATGCAGAAGATCAAGATGGTACTGATGCAAAATGGATTATGGAAAGAGAATGGTTACCAACTGAATATTTAAAAGCAAAGTATGGTAAATATAATGAAGATAATGAAGAAGTTGAATCAATTTATAAACCTGGAAAAGTTTTACCAGTTGATAATAATAGAAATAATGAAAATGTTTTTGATGGTGAAGAAACATTAACATTAGATGGAATTGATGATAACAATTATCGTGATTTTGGTTATGAAAATGTAGAACAATATAAAAGAAATTGCTTAACTGAATGTTTTTGGGTATGGGATAAAACAAAACGTAGAGTTTATTTGTATAGTAATAACGATTGGAGTTATCCTTTGTGGGTATGGAACGATCCTTATGAATTAGAAGAATTTTATCCTTATTATGTATTAAACTTTCATGAAAATCCTACACAAACATTGTGTAAAGGTGAAGCAAGTTATTATTTAGATCAACAAAATACAATTAATATGATTAATTCACAATTACAAAAGATGAGAAAGTTTGGATTTAATCATTATTTGTTTGATAGTGCAAGTGGAGTTGATGTAAAAGATATAATGAATTGGGCAAATGGTGGT